CAGTATGGGCAAATGAATATAATGGTGATAGTAATTGGTTTGGACTACCAAAAGAAGTCCAGAAAAAAATATTAAAAGAAAAACTCAATAGTAGTGAGTTTAGATATTTTAGAACAGCAGAAGGAAAAATATAATGGCTTTATCAACTTACGCAGAATTACAATCTTCAATAGCAAATTGGCTTAATAGATCAGATTTAACAAGTGAAATTACAGGAGATTTTATTGTTCTTACAGAAAAAGATATTAATTCAAAATTAAGAATTAGAAAAATGATTTCAGAAACATCTATAACTATTGATGCTGAAACAGAAGATTTACCTACAGGATTTTTACAGGTTAGAGATTTTTTTATTACTGAAGGCGGAACTAAACATTCATTAAGTTATATGACTCCAGTACAAATGGATCAAATCAAAGGTTCATCTACTACAGGTATGCCAGAGGTTTATACTATTCTTGGTGATAAATTTAGATTTGCTCCTATACCATCAGCAAGTTTTGCTGGTACTTTAAATTTTTATAAAGCTTTTGATCCTTTAACAACATCTAATACAAGTAATTTTATTTTAGCAAATCATCCAGCTATTTATTTATATGGTTCATTATATCATGCAGCTAATTTTTTAGGAGGAGTTGAACCTGCAAGATTACAACAATGGCAAGGTATGTATACAACTGCATTAGAGAGATTAGAAAGAAATGATAGAGAAGATCAGTTTAGTGGTTCGCCATTACAAATAAGATCAGATGTAACAGTGGCAGCTCCTTTTTCAAATCATACAAAAGTAACAAACAATAATACTTAGGAGTAAAATGCAATTACCTTTTGGCGAATGGTTACCAGATCAACCTGAATATCTTAATCCTGGTGCTATTACAGCAAATAATGTTTACTATGCACAAAACTCTTATAAAAGATTTCCTTCATTAGTTTCTTATTCAAGTAATACTACATCTTCAAATTCAAGAGGAGCTGGATCGTTTAGAGATGGATCAAATACTGTATTTAATTTTGTTGCAACAAATACAGATATTTTTCAATTAGATTCTGGAGCTTTTACATCAAGAAAATCATCACTTACTGGAGGTAATGATGATTACTTTACCTTTACTCAATTTGGTAATCATGTGATAGCAAGTAATGGTGTGGATGCACCTCAATATTATTTGATGGGTTCATCAACTAACTTTGCTAATCTTTCATCAATAGGCACATCTGGTACTGTTCCTGTTTTTAAAGTTTCAGGTGTTATAAGAGATTTTTTAGTTACAGGTAATCAATCAAACGCATCTAACAGAATACAATGGTCAGGTATTAATGATATTACAACTTGGCAACCTGGAACAAAACAATCAGACATACAAGACTTACCAGGTTCAGGTGGTCAGATAGTTCACATT